GTGGCATTGACCCCAGTTGCAGCAGCTTGAGCCACACCCTCTACAGCCAGTACACCCGCAGCAGATCGCGTCAAGGTCGTGTCCGAAGCATGACCCAAGTTCACCCCAGTATGCTGAGGGCTATCCCCTGTACCGAGGCCTAAGTTAGTTGCTGCACCAGCAGCCGTACTGGAGCCTGTGCCACCAGCAGCTACAGCTACATTAGTACCAGTCCATGTACCTGTCGTAATAGTACCCAAAGTAACAACACCAGTATCCCCCGTCCAGGCAGTCAAGTTAGCTGGGGTGATGGCTCGGGCAGTGTCAGTGCCAGTATTGGTCTCAGCATCAGTGGCTAGTTCAACCACGCCAGTAGCTGTGGTACTAGCTGCTTGCTTAATGTTAGTGAAGGCCGTAGCAGCTGTGTCAACATCAGAGAGATTGTTAGATGCGATGAGGTCACCCGAGCCACCCCCAGCTGCGCCATTATTACCTGAGTGAGCAAAGACTACACCAATTGTGTCAGCATCAGCCAAGGTACCTAGTGTAGCTAAGTGAGACACAGATACTTTGGAGTACGTAGAAGCTGAAGTGACCGCCCCATTAACTTGGAATACAACTCCAGCACCACCAGTACCAGACTCTTGGATATATATGAGGGCTGAGTTAGAGGCAGTAGGATCATCTAAGGTATCAATGAGAGCGTTGACACTGTTAGCCTTGTTATCAACATCATCAAAGTATAGCACAGTAGCTGAGCTTAGGGTAGAATTATTGGCCCAAACCTTACCCGGTCCTTGATCCGTATCCGTGGTCAGACTTTCCCAAGTCATCTGGATACCAGCAGAAGGAACAACATCTCCTACAGATACAGTCGTTGTGCCTACAGTGAAAACTACTTCGATGTTGCCTGTGCCGATTGGTGGGGCAGCAGTAAATGTAATTGTTGCACCACTCAAGGAGTACTGACCGACACCATGATTCTGATACACTCCATCAATATACACAGAGATATAATCTTCAGAAGTTGGAGCAGTGCTGAGTACAAAGACGGTAGTGGCACCATCACCATTAAATCTCTCAGGAGTCTTGACAGTAGCAGGCAAGGACGCGAAGACAGTCCAGTAACCACTGCCATCATCTGTGGCAAAGACTCCCGAGGTGTGGGTAGTGTTACAGATATAGGTAACCCCACCAGAAGAAACAAGATCACCAACTATATAGCCTGTAGCAGTTACCCAAGCACCTCTAGGGGTGACCGTGGGTAAGCTAGCTAGGATAGAGATACCATCTAGGGTGATATCGGTAGCATCAAGAGTAGCTACATTCAATACAGACTTACTATTCATATCCAACGAAGCTGTCATAGTATTCGGAGTAGAGCCATCCCTACTCAGAGTATTCTCCATCGCAGCTTCAATCAAAGCCCCATTGGCATTAATCTGGGCAATAGCAGTAGTCTGGTTGGTTAGGTTAGTTATATCTGTGAGGGTAAGCTTCGCCATTGCGATACTCCACTTGTTTTAAGTATAGGGCGATAGACTCGCCAAGCCGTTTCAGCCCAAGATGTTCCCCAACTCAAGCTGGACCCCATTCACTTCCACTTGCTCCTGTCCCGCCCACTGCTACATCATTTACCTTTTGAATGTTAGCATCTAGATCAGTACCAGAAGTGAACGTCAAACTATCTGTCTTGACTTTAATAGCGTCTACTACAGTATCAATCGTATTAATCTTAGTGTCGAGTGTGGTTCCGGTATCTATAACGATAATGTCTACGATAGCATCGATAACGTCCACTTTGTTGCTTAGAGTTGTCAGACTTGCTGGGATATTGTCTCCTTGCAATTCGTTAGTATCTGCAAGAATGAGGACTGTCTCGGCCTTCACCGTGTCTACCACAGCGTCCAGGGTTGCAATTAGCGCAGGCACTGTAGTTCCGGTGTCCTCAACGATGAGAACCGTCTCTGCTTTAATGGAGTCAACAAGTGCGTCTAACCGTCCGCTGTTAGCCCAATCTGTTTGAAGCTCGTTGGTGTCTGCAACAATCGTTGCCGTCTCGGCTTTGAGAGCAATGATATCTGCGGCAACATCGACACCGGCAGCGTTAGTAATAACAGCGGCTGTGATGGCCGCAATCTCGGTGTCCAAGAAATCATCGATGGTGTCGAGCTTGCCGTCCAACGTGGTCCCGGTGTCTGTGAGGATAGAGGCCAGATCAGTCCCAGCCGCCGCCGACGCTGCATACCAAGCAACATAGACGTTTTCTTCGACGACTGTTGCTCTGGTAAACACAGGTAAACACAGGTCGCTATCTTGGACGACAAAAACGACCTCGCCCACAGTGTCCACGTCTCCAGCGGCCACCGTGTAGTTGTACCATCCGTCGCATCCAGAGACGGCGGCAAACGCTCCCCCCATCGCCGCTGTGGTCGCGCCGTTGGCTTTTAAAACCTCGGCTTGATCCGCTGATCCAAGGGACACGACCGTCTCTGGAGTAACGCCATCAGTCGCATCAACAAATGGACCGATCCTAATATCGATAGAGGTGGACTGTTTCAATACGAGTGTCATGCTGCCCTCATCTGGTTCATGTGGTGGACGGCGATAGGCGCTATCGACGTACTTGCTTCCACATGGGTTCCCGTGACGGCTTGCGTGATAGCCGGTAATGTTTGAACAGCCGTGCCGGTTAGCGTGGTCCCTGTCACGACTTGCGTGATAGCCGGGGTTGTCTGAGCTACCGCTGCGGTAGGTGGCGTATCGACAAAGTCAAAAGCTGTGGGCGTCCCTTCGACAATGAAGGCATCGGGATCATTCTGATTTGCGTATTCAGTGTAGACCCAATCCGCTGTAACACCGGAACCGAATCGCAATCGCCCTTCACAGACATCCCCAGGCTGGGAGCCAGAGGGCGAGCTATCGGCTGACCGCCCGAAAGAAATCCGATTGAATGGGCGCGGGTCGCTACTGACATTTCTGGTGTACTCTGTTGACCCACCGTTGAGTATTGTAGGTGCCTCAGAATTGTGATCTGTAAGAATCGAACTCCACATTTGCCATTGGTTGATAGGCCTATCAGCAGAAGCGCCAGAATAGCTCCCCCCGCCCCCATTAATCTGCGAATGTACGGCCCAGGCAGAACTATGACCATCCAGAGACCACCAATTGCTCCCACTGCTATCCCCAGCAGACATAACTTTGAACTGGCCACTGACTCTAGACCTCGCCCAGGCTTGGATTGAAAACACATATGTGCCTTCAGTATCAATATCGACAGGGACCGTGACTATGTCCGAGCCGCCCGTGAAATCGCGGGCACCAGTTGTATTACCCCACGGGTTAGTGGTCGCAGCCGTGGTATTGTCAACAGGTGTGTAGTTACCGGCTGAATCAGTTAGAAGATTGTGGCCTACATAAGCGTAGTCAGACCACACCGCTTCGCTGCCGTAGGGGGAATCAGCGGGGGGCTGCGAACTGGTTATCGTCGTATTGTACCAAATCCAAAGATCAGTATCGTCATCATGGTCAACAGTTATCTTGGTCCAAATCTCAGCGTAGCCATTTGCCGGATCAGCATCCGTGTCAAACGCGACCACTTCAACCGGCAACAGCGTTGCCCCGGCCTCATCCGACGTGACCGAGATATCGCCGCCATCGGCTTGGGCTGGGTAACTTCCATCGGAGTCAAACATCTCAGAGGGGAGGCATTCTTTGCGCAACAGAACTGGGAAATCCGTTAGGTTTGAACTGCCAGAAACCTCGCTACTTTGCACAGTCAATTTGCATTTACGCAACTGGTTTATGACAGTAGGGCTAGCCGATTGAGTTATAGCCGGGGTTGTCTGGGTTACTGTACCGGCTAGATCAGCCTGCACTAAGCCCGTGGCGGCCTGAGTTATGGCGTTGCCCACTTCGGTTTGCACGATGGTGCCGGTTGCTTCCGCCCAGCCCGTAGCAACTTGAGTGAGGCCGCCGACAGTCTGCGTCATCGTAGCATATGTGCCCTCAATGACGACTTTAGCTTCAGACGTGCGGGCGCGAAGATCAGTGTCAGGACTGACCTCACCCTTCTGCACGTCAGATCGTGCGAGTAGGTTCCTGTATGTGTTTATAGCCATGACATCACGATGGTGTCAGGACGAAATCGGTCGCATCAAACACATGCGGAGAGTCTTCTTTAATTCCGTAGACCATAAAATTCGCGGCGTTATCGTTATTCACAGTAAATGTGTACGCCCCCGTCCCGGCATTACTGGTAGTTGTGGCGACATATTCAAAGACGCCGCTGCCTTTGCTTTTGAACAGGCTGAGAACCATTGATCCTAACACGCTACCGGCGTTGTCTTTCGTGACGCCCGTGATTGTATATGCCGTTATTGCTGGGGCAATGGTGAACGCCCGCTGGAAGCCGTCCACATATGGAGATGTCGCAGTCTCCGAACCAAGATCAAGATTAGCCACAGGAAACGGATGTGTTGTCGCGGCCAAGTCGCCGACCAGAAGATGAAGGTAATTTGATTTCTCTATATTAAACCTTTCAGTAAGGGCGGGAGGCACCACCGCGAAATCACCGCTCCAATAATTATCGTTGAAATGCGCGCTGACCATCATGGAGCCATAATTTGCAGCAGACGCTGGGAGTATAAAACCCCCGTTTTGCGCCTCCTCGCGAATTGACGCCGCCTCGATGGGCGTAGTTAGATGCTGCCCCCGGTATCTCACACAGCCGCCTATTATTTCTTCAGCATTACTTAAAGTTCCAAATGTGTACGTCCGGCCAGCGGTCTGGTCTTCTTTCCCCCACCAAATCGTGCCCCCGACATCGTCGCCGATATTCCACGGCGTGACACCACCCCCGAAGGATACTTCTGTTAGCGACACGCCGCCCGTCGCAGTTGATATTGGGCCGTCTGAATAATCATCATGTACGATAAAGAATACGAGAAGATCATCTGCTGCGCCTGCGGGGGAAACAATATCAATAGTGGTCGCAGTAGATCCGGGAACCGTAGCAGTCCCAGTTGCAATGTGCGTCACAGTAGCCATCAGGCGTCCCTCGGATCAATAATTGGCAACCCAGCCTCAAGTTGATCAATATATCCGTAATGCAAGTCTCTCAGACGCTCCGCCCCCTCTGCCAGCAGATCAGAGTCATCTACTGCTAACTGATCCGAATCCAACAGCCCGTCAAACTGGTCTAGGTAGGCCCGAACCTCAGAGAGGTACACCCTTATATCCGCCCGTCGTTCCGGCGTAAGGTCCATCCCTAAGTCTCCGATACAGAGATCGTCCAGGCGCTTATCGACACCACCGCACCAGTCACGACGGCCAAAGTGTTCAGGTTCATGTCGGCACCCGAAAGCCCACATTCACCGTCGATATGATTGTCAGCAATTGTGGTGCCATCAGTGGTGGCGCTGGCCCGGAAATATCCAGCCGTGCCGGTGGCATCCGCACTGCTGTCATCAGTAATCGACGCTGCCGTAGCAATGGCGCTGCCCGTTCCGTCGGCGGCGGTTCCAAAAGCCGTACCGGCGCAAGTAAGCAACGCCAACTGTGTGCCAGCCGTCGCCGTGTCCGGGTCCGTTGGCTGTGCGCCTGACCGGATACTAATGACCGCAGCGCCAGCGCCTTCGTCCAGTTGATCCACGCAAACATTGCACATCAATAGCGCGATCTCGTTGGATATCCGGGTGTTGGTTGCGCCAAGCGGTAGCGCTTCCGTTCCCGGCGGTAACTTATCAACAGCCTTGCTGCCAGCTATGCGCTCCTCGCCCTCACCAGCGTAGATAGGCCAATACTCGTTTTTCACGTTTCCTAGTTTGCTGACACGCTTGCCTACAACACGTGCGCCGAGATTTGTCGTGCCGACTTTACCTTTGAGATGCTTTCCGTCCATGTCGATAGCCAGCTTGTCGGCAAGCATCTCTTTCAGCACCTTGTCGGTTCTCGGGGTGAAAAGATCATCCGACTCTGCATCAAACTCTGCCAGGGCGGCGGGGCCGAGATACCGGCGGAACTCTTCCAACAAATACTCAAACTCATCCTTAAATGTGGCGGCGATAAAATTCTGCACAACCCAGCCGTGACCGGCTACGCATCGATTTTGATCTTCTGCCGAGGACACGCTAGGCAGGAGGTACTGTGCCGCCCAGTCGCGGGCCGCTCCGTCTAATGTCGCTGTGTCTAATTCTCTCATTTCCCTATCTCCTTACGCATTTAAGCTACATCAAGTTCCAGAGTAACTGTGCAACGAACAGTGTTTGTGCTTGCTCCATCGCTGATGATTTCTACAGGTTGGGCTGCTGTAACAGCCCTAGCAGCAGAGGGGGTTGAGGTGTCTACATCACCAGCGGCTGAGCCTGAGTATGCGATACTAATAGCACTACTCGTGATGACAACGCCACCAATCTCAAAGGTCATAGAACAGGCAGCCGTGGCAATCGCACCATCGATTACTGTGGAGATAGCCACGATGTTTCCAGCTATGCCGGGGACTACCCAGTGGGAGCCAGCAGTGGAGATGTCATCGATGACATGGGTGATAAAGACCTTGTTTACGTTCTTCACACTGGTGGTACTGATCTGCCCAGCTGCTACTTTCTGATGAGTGCCAGAGCCAGCCCCGTCAGCTACATAAACGGTGTCAGCTGAAGCAGCTGCGACACCTATGGGTTCGTGGAGGTCTGAACCGGTCAGAGCAGAATGAGCGGAGTTAGCCATAGAGACCTCTCTGTGATGGGGGAGTTAGGGAGAGGCTATGAAGCCCCTCCCACACTCAAGGTAGATTAGCCCGCTACGCGGTACTTGATCGTCAAGGTCGCAACACCCGCCGTGAAGGCAGCAGTGTTGTAACCGTAGGACACAACCAATGGCAAGCCATTAGAACCATCCGTGACGTTCGTCTCACACTGCGCACCATCGCAAACCACGCGATAGTTGTCAACAAGGGTAGCCACTGCAATCGCAGCATCGATACCATTGTCATCGCTGGTGGAGTACGTGCCATCGGCGTCATCAAGCATAAGCCCAATGTCCAACGTGGCAGAACCACCAGAGGTGAAGGCAGTCGTGACGTTCAGAACTGCCTCGTCAACCCACGCACCGGAAGGGATCGTGATCCGCTTATCAATCGGAGCATCAGCCGCAGGGACATCAGCACCATTGATAGTCAGGACGATCTCACGAAGAGAACCACTATGTTTCACTTCGCCACCAGAACGCATTGCAGACTTGGAACTACCATACAGCACTTCCAAGCCATCACTATTTACCCATTTAGTCATTGTTCAAGCCCTCCTTAAACTTGGTCAGTGTCAGTCAGGACACAGACAAGGTTTTCAGGACGGTACAACTTCGCACCATAACGAGCCGTAACAACATACTCTTCGCGCTGACGATCCTTGTTATACTCGGAGTCAACCTTAGGCATCTGACGCCAAGCACCAACGAAGGGCAGGACATCAGGGGCCGCAGAGAAGAACATGTTAGCCTTGCCAGCCGCAGTCGTAAGCGAAATGGTCTCATTCGCGGTGGCGAGGTTGTTAGACACGTAGCAATCGAAGCCGTACACGTTCTTAATGAACTTCATGCCAGTGGCAATACCAGTGGAGACGATACCTTCCCACATGGGGTTGTTACTAACACTCGTCAAGTTCGTCAGGGTATTCAACGTATACTCAACGGACGGGTCAAGGATAGCAATCAGGTTCGTATCCGGCACGTTAGCTTTCTTCAAAGCGTAACGAGCTTTAGCGAAGTCAGCAGTCGCAATGACTTCGTTGGTACCAGTGCCGATGAAGCGATGATCAGCACCATTGATGCTGTTGACATTATCAGTCGTCTGAGACATGGCGAGGTTCAGGATATAAGCCTCAACGTCTTCCATGATCGCTCGCTCCTGCTTGGGAACAAACGAAGACACCAGCTGGTTCATGTAGAACATGTCCTGCTTAGCTTTCTCAGTGATGTAGATACCTGAGGCGAGATACTCCGTGATGGTCAGCTGGAACTCACCAGTGTCCAAGGGGGCATACGTGATAGCCTCGTTCTCAGTATAGGTCGCGACTTGCGCCTGACCAATCGAAGGGATCGTGAAAGTGTCACCATCAGGGAACTCGGAGAGCCAGTTCACATAGGCAGTCGCCATCAGTTCGTCTTCTAAAACGTCCTTCAGTTGCGAAGACCAGACTTCACTCCGAGTAAGATGGGCACTGTTACCAGTAGTTTGTGCCATGTTAAGTTACCTCTAAGGGATTTAAGTTAAGACATTAAGCGTAGAAGGCGTCAGGTCCAAGTTCTTCACGAGCCGCGAACAGTGCGTTCTGTACTTTAGGTGACCAGTAAATCCTAGGGGTCTCCTTCTTTATCTGGTCAAAGTACTTCATCGTGTTAGGCTTGATGCCCGACATATCGTTGACTGGTGCTAAGGTCTCGGTATTAACTGTGCCGGTTGTAACACTAGCCGAATTGTTGGTTGTAGTAGAGCTTAGACCAACAGTATTGTAAAAGGCTCCTGGGCTGGCCTTAGCTACGTCTGCTAAGAAGTCAACAGAGACACCCAACTCTCGGGCTTTACCTGCCAACCAATCTCCAGCTTTATCACCGTAGTCTTTCATCAGTCGTTGGTCAACTTCAGTAAAGTTACGGGTCTTGCCTTCTTCAGTACGAGTCGATTCTAAGGTCTGCTTGACCAACTCTGCGATGTCTTCTTTACCTAATGAAGGAGTGGTGTTCTCCCCCGAGGTAGCAGAGCTACTAGCAGCCTCTTGGCGAATCTGGGTAAGAACCTCTTCGGAGGTCATCCGTTTGTCGAGGTCTTCTCGTAAACCTTGGAGTTCAGTTTGAAGTTGCGTTATAAACGTGTCGCTTTCTTGTTTACCCCTTGCGAGGGCTTCAGCGTCATTGAACTTCTTTCCGTCTCCGACAAGGGCTTCAAAAGCTCCTGCCTGACTCTGCTCTTGAGCCGGTTCTTGCGTAGTATGTTGTGTATCGTTCGTGGTTGCATTGAAGGCTGAGTCACTCATGGTCTGTGATCCTATCTAATATTATACAGTATTAAAACCTACTTGTCAATAGGTAGGAGAGTTAATACTTCTCGTAAAGCTCTCTCGTAGCCGTTCTGGTCTGCTTGGTAGTAGGCCCAAGAGCCTTTATCATAATCTTCTTCTTTAGGCTTAGGAAGCTTCTCCTCTAGGAGAGTACTTAGACGTTCCCAGAGACTGCTGGTACCGAGGAGGTACTCTTTGAAGCTATCCTTCTCCCCCTGCGTTTTCAGGTGGGACATCCACTTCGTCGCTACCGCCATCTATAGGTACTCCTGACTGGTCAGCACTGAGTATCTGTTGTTCGTCTACCTGCTGCTGGGCAGTGTTCACCAGCTGCTGGGTCTCCTGCTGCTCAAAGACACGTATGTTATCCTTGACCAGATTGAACTGCTCTAGGTCGAGGAGTTCTTCGACGAGCCTAGCCATCTTCTTACCGGATATGTGTACGTTGACTGATGGGTCTGCACCCAGAGGTGAGGAAGTTAGGGTTGTAAGGTTCTGTAGCATGTTAGCCTTAGCAGCAAAGTGCCTCGCTCCCATTGGGTAAATGCGTCCCTTAGCTAGCAAGTCGTCTCGTGTGATATCAGTGAATATCTGTACACCTAGTTCGTTATCAATTGTCTTGACTACATCCTTGGCGTTCATGTTACGCCTAGCTGTCTCAAGCATATCGTTCAGGATAGGCTCAAGGAACATCTGTTCGAAGTAGCTAGTCTTGTTCTGGAAGATACGCCCAGCTGCATTGTCCAAGGTCTGTACCTCGTAAGCAGTCTTCTCCCCTGGAGTACGAATACCCATAGCTTGTTTAGGCGCACCAGCCATCTCTTCCATACGCTGCTCTAGTTGGGCTATCTGGGTATCAGCATTGAGGGCTGTAGCATCAGGACGTATGAAGTCTACGTTACCATCATCCCCTACGTAGATACGCTCTCCTGGCCCGTAGTTAAAGTCTTCTACGAAGCCCTGTACTTTCATAACCGGATGTGCGATAAGATCGAAGACATCAGCTTTAAGGTTCTCCAGATGGTCAATGCGATACTGCATACCAACAAGATTATCAAGTGGCCCCATAGCGTAAAGATTATCAGGACGAATGCGCCACCCAACATGACGAACGATGCTCTTACGCCAAGTAGGATTGGGAATCTTTCTGATGATATGGTGTCTATCTGCGACTGTGATGATATGGTCCTTGTAAAGCTTCTGTTCGTTGACATCGTATATGTCTCCTATAAACTCCAGAAGCTCCACGTAGTTGGAGGAGTAGTAGTGATGCATCGACGAGAAACCATCGATCTGATACGCATCAGACTTCGCCATATCCATTTCTGATATAGCTTGGACTTTCCCTCTGTTATCAACGAGTATATCAAATACATCTTGCAGATACCCCTTCTCTGGATTCTCTTCTAGCTCAACCTTTAGATCACCCACAGTCTTGATACTACGAATGATCTTAGGAGAACTATCAAAGTCAGGAGCAATAGGGTTGAACACTATGTCATAAGGAGAGATACGCACAGGCTTAGGACCAACAAAGCCTGGGAACTCTTCACCTGTTACTGGGTCAATACGGGTCTCATCGAAGTACTCGACAGTACCGAAGACGTTACCATAGTCGATGTAGTCTAGTACAAACTGACTCACTACTCTACGGAACTCAGAGATACGCGTCTTGTTCTTCATGTACCCTTCAATGACTCTACGCTTTGCTTCGGAGGCCCCTTCCCTATCCTCAGCTTCCCAGTTCAACCAATCATCGTTAGGGAACAGAGCAGCCATGTAGTTGGCATGGAGGTTGTCACGAAGCTGTGTAAGCTTGGGGATGGTGGTGGAGTTCTTCCAAGGCAGTTTCTTGTTTGATGTATCTGTGGTATCAGTAGCGAACAAGTAGTTGCGTAGTTCCTTCTTCTCGTCTAACCAAGTCCTACGATACATCTCCCACTGTACGAACTGTGTGGCAATGTGATCAGCAAACTCATCCTTGCCAGTGATTAGTTCATCGATGTCTACTGTCTTACCGGCCATTGTTTACCTCACGCAGCTACGCCGCCGAAGCGGGCATGGTGGACTATGTTACTTGTCTGTGATACCCTAGACATACGACTAGGTGGTACAGCTATCTCAATGGCGCAGGACAGAGAGTCCTTTACGTCATCGTGGGGAGGGAACTCTTGAATCAACTCGTCCTCCAGTATCTGACAGTTACCCCCTTGGTAATGCCAAATAGACATGTTATCGTAGCGTGGTTCTAAGATAGCTCTCATACGCTCTTCCTTGGACCCTGTGTGTCTAGTAGGGCTATGCTCCTCTATGCTAAGGGCGATACCGTTAGGCTTGATGTAGGAGTTCTTCAGCTCCTTCACGATGGCCTTCTGTGCGCTAGTTACCTCAGCCCTGATTTTACGGAAGTCCCACTTCACATGGAGACGTAGGATAGCCGCGTAGTAGTCTCTGATCTTCTCGGTTCTAAAACGTTCTATGTCTAACACGTAGTAGTTACCTTCAGCGGATACCCCTACAACTACCAGGGCCGTGTAGTCAGCCCTCTTGGTGAGGGAGAATGCGAAGTCAATGGATGCAAAGACGTTAAGACGTTCACCTTGGAAGAACCACTGGCCGTTGCTACGTGTGACATACTTCTGATCGTAGTACTGGAATAGGTTGGGGTCGATCCCTTTGCCATCAGGGTTGTTGGGGTTGTTGTAGTACTGAGCATAGAACTGTGTCTTGTCTAGATACTTTCCCCGCTTCTGGGATAGAATCTTCCTGTCAAATCCGAACCATCTGCCATCGTCACGCTGTTGTCTGGCCCAAAGGAACTCCCCCGTACCATCGCCCCTGTCCTCGACCTGCCTCTCAAACTTCTCGTAAATCGGCTCATAGTCGGTAGGTTCACCGGCTTCGTCGTAGAGTTCTTCTTGCATTTCAGCGAGATCATTGTACAAGTCCTTTGGGTCGTACCTCGTACCTACTACCCACTCCTCAGCCTCAGCACCTTCAATAGAACTAAGGAGGGAGTACTGGGACTTAACCTTGTCTCTACCTTCCTTAGTGTATGCGTTCTCGTAGACTACCACATCATCCATAATAGCCACATCGCAGTGAAAGCCTGTGATAGAAGTAGTAAGGCCAGCAGTAAAGACTGAGGGGTCACTAACACCTTCAGCCTTGCGTAGTGGGTGGTCGAGAGCAATCTCTGTGTTAGTCCACTTCTCTCTCTTACCTTCCATAGGGAAGACATGATCGGGCCAGTACCTCCGGTGTATCTTGCTAGTCAAGATATCCTTGATGAAACGAAGCTGCTTCTCAGCTAGGTTACTCGTACTGGAGATGTACAGTATCCTTCGGTCAGGGTACTTAGTCAGGTACCACGCTGCCCTGAAGGCAACCATACGTGACTTCTGATGATCCCGTGGTAGTAGGGTAAGCTGGAAGTGTTTAGCTTCCTCCCTAGTCCACCACTGGATCAACTCTTTATGGACACCACCGAGGACTGTCTTAGGGCTAATCAGACGTATGAAAACCTCTAAGTCATCCTCGGCGGCAAGTCTTATCTCGTCAACACTAAGCGGCATTGATTACTTGTAGGCCAATGCGCTCTGCATCAGCAGTGAACTCTTCGTCTAGCTTGGCAGCTATCTTACGCTCCCTTGCCACCTCTTCCTTTGAGGGTCTGCCACGCTTACTGGACTCCTTATTCCAGAAGCCCTCAGCAAGGGCCTTGGCTGCTGGGAACTTAGACTTACCACTCTTAGCTTCTGCCATCACACTCTGAATCCCCAGGGAGCGCAGCTTGACCTCTAGCTCGATAGGCCAGTCCTCAATCCAGGGTTCGATAGCCTTAGAGGCTTTGATCTTGAGCCACTGTTGCCAGCTGCCGAATGCTCCCATAGCGAAGATGTATTCAGTGGGATCAGCTATCTCCATGTACAATGCACGTAGGCTGGGCAGGGTACCTTTGGTATCGACAGCACGTAAGGTCCAGAGTGGATCAGGTTGATCTGCGAGGTAGAACTCACGGAATAGCGACTGAGTCCTGAAGCGATTCATCTTATCGCGTAGCTGACCTTCGTGTGAAGGGATCACTAGTTCTCCTAGTATCATGATCTACCTTTACCTCTAACACCCTTGCCTAAGAGTATCTGTTGTAACACTATAGCATCTATGCGACCCACAGCTACTATACACCCCTTGTAACCTAGAGCATACACCATTCCATAGAAAGAAGGAGCAGTGAGGATCATTAGCTGATCAGCCTGCTCTACCGTCTTAGAGATAGGAGGTACTTTGTTGTATAGTCTGCGTAAGCTGTCTATTGCGTTCTGGTTGTCTAAGACGGATATCTGTTTGGTGTCTGGACCACCTCTGGCTGCTAACCTGTCCAAGGCCACCATGTAGCTCTCATACTCACAGGTGGTGGCGGCAGCAGCTAGTTGAGTGGAGACAATCCCACCTAAGAGGGCGAAGAGAGCTAACAGTACATACTTTCTGATTATCATACGAATATTATACACCAATTAACTACGTATGTCAAGTAGAAGAAGGTAGAAGAGCTGAGACAAAGAGAGAAAGGGCCTAAGTAGTTACTATGTAGGCCGATCTCAGATTACATAGTGCTATCAAGGACTTAGAGTACTATCGAGGCTATGTAGTCTTTAGAGTTTATGTTCTAGTTGTTATTAGTAGTATTTGCTCTATAAACTCTAAGTACTCTAAAGACCCTTTATAAACTAACTTCTCTAACTATATTATACTATATAGGTGTGGGTGTTGTCAAGTGTTAAATTGTCTATGGAGGCCGTCTGGTGTGATCTGTGTAGGCCGCTGGTGTGTCTATGCAAGGGCTAGCAATCATTTCTACGAGATAATTTGCTTGCAAGGGAAAATATAAAGAGTTTTTTTAAAACCCCCCTTGGCCCCCTTCGAAGTACCTAAGGAACCAATAGGTAACTATGCCACTAGGCTGTGGCTGTGACACCTTGGGGTGCCTACGTTACCAACCAGTAACCATACTTACCAACCACTCACATAGTTACCAACTGGTTCCATAGTTACCAAGTGGTACCTATCTATCCAGCCTACTCACACTTACCACTTGGTACCTATAACACCTTGAAGTAACTAAGGAACCACTCTGTAAGTCTACCCTATAACTTGGCACGCTTATTGCATATGCAAATACTATGCCATAGCTATGCTTATACTGCATACCAGCCATGTCAAATGAACATAACTAAACCTGTGAAAACCTGATACTGTTCGGGTGTAGGCAAGTCCGCCTGCAAATGCACTTGCGAATCACTCGCAACTAGACTGAACCGGCACTTAGTGCCACTAACTAGGAAGACTGAAAATGACCAAGTCAATCAAGAAGACCGACGAACTCGCCGCTACCAGCACCACGAACTATACTATCAACGCAGCCAGTGCTGTTGGTCAACTAATAGAAAGCCACACAATGTCAGGAGACGCTAAAGACTATAAAGTCTCTGGCTTAGGCGCTCTGCTGGCAGCATTGCAAGGCGCAGAGCTTGAGGGTAACAACGTGAACTTCATCAAGCGTGCCGTATTTGCTGACAATGGCTGGACGTACAAGACATACGATGCCAACTCTGAGAGTATGATGGTCGTCGAAGGCGATAAAGCACCAGCCAACATCGCCACTGCGTTCAGTGAAGCTAAGCGGGCCTTCATACAATTTGGCAGCCTAAAAGACTTCGGAACTTGGGAAGAAATGCGCAAACGCTGCAAGCCAATTGATCCAATGCTAGATATCAAGGCTCTGCAAAAATCTATCAACAGGACCGTGAAAGCTTTGAATAGCGTAGACTGGAATGATTACGCACACGGCGCCCTTGAGAAGCTTGACGCTGAACTGGCTCGCGTGGACCCCGCAAGACGGCCAGCTAACGGCTAACACCAGACGCTAGCAAGCTAACCATAGCGAAGTCTGGGGCTTGATTGCCCTAGGCTTTCGCTTGTGCTTTGCTTTGCGCGGCGGCTTCGCATCCCACTTAGTGACACTAAACACGAACCAGGAGATTTTTAACATGGCTACGCTGACCCTCACAGATACATACAATGGCAAGGTGCTGTACGATAAACAGTACGTTGGATATATAGAGTTTGATAAGACTACGCAACGCTATGACGTCACGTCTATCCGGGGGCGTGAGTACGGCAAGTCCTTCGAAGAAGTGACGGCTTACTTCCTCTCATACGACTGGCGTAATATTGCGGGAGGCGCGGCTGGTAAAGCGGCTGAGCGTAGGCATAGACAACGGCAACAAGCAATAACGACGAGCAACGAGCAACGAGACACGAAAGGATTAACACTATGAAATTATACGGTGATGTAACCAATGACGTAGACCTGAATAATATCACTGACATTCAGGACTTCCACATTGAAGAGCCTCACAAGGTTATCTTGACTATCCTGGACAACGCATACTCCAATCCAATTGAAGCTATGGTACGTGAGATATGTCAGAACGCCAGTGAGGTGGACGAGAACTTCACGGTACACCTACCTACTGACCTTGAACCCTGGTTCAGTGTCGTTGATAACGGTACTGGCATGTCACCTAAGGACTGTTTACGCTATGCCTCTGGTGTTGGTTCCTCTACCAAGGACGACACGAACGATAAGGTAGGTGGCTTTGGTATAGGCATGAAGGTTCCCTTCACTGTGTCTGACCAGTACCTAGTCATATCACGTTGGCAAGGTGTAGAGTATACCTTCAACGCATTCAAGGATGAACATGGACTACCGCGCTTTGTTCAGTTGGCTGGGCGTGATACTGATGAGGTCAATGGACTTGAAGTACGTGTACCAATAGAGGCACGTCAATTTAGTGACACTAAACGAGCGTTACTCAAGATGCTCGAGTACTTCAAGACTAAGCCGACTACTAACATCGAGGTTGAGTGGCCTTTTACTGAGTACAGTGTAGTAGGTACTACAGCTACCTCTGGTACGTTAGCTGGCCTCACCTCGAGTGGTACTAGCAGCTATGGTATGGTGTCCAATCGTTGTAGTGGTGAGAGCGGTTATGCTAGCGGTTATGGTACCTATAAATATAATGGCTCAAGAGTTATCATGGGGAACTTATGGTATGAACTCAAGGAGAGCGAGATACAAGAGACCTATGGTGATGATTATAGCTGGATCATCGACGCTGGCATCGACCTGTTCATGGACATAGGTAGCGTACAACTTCCACTATCAAGGGAAGGCATCTTGTATACCCCTGCAACTGTTGCGTTAATAAGATCTCAGATAGATGCTGTTGCTCTTGAACTAGTAACTAAGATGCAGGCTGAGTTGGGTGCACAACCTAACATCTACTCAGCTATGAAGTTCATGTCTACCAGTAGTCAACTGATGAAGCGTAACCAGAAGCATACTTACATGTACAGGGGACAAGAGGCACACGCCAGTATGATGTTGCTTGACCCTCCGCCATCATCTACCGTGTATGAAGTGGAATCTTCAAGGTTTAATCTCAAGTCATTGAACTTGCAGAACTATAGGCTGCAAAGGTATAAGCGCAGGGATAGTAGCCCAGAAGTTGAGTACCTCCGCGTAGGGTTGGGCAAGAGTGGTCTGCTTATTATGATGTATGATCCAAGTGAGAGCCAACGTGTACCTTCACGATTACTGCGTCATGTCAATCAAAAGTACACGGATAATGATTCGCCAAGGGTGCTTTTGTTCACCTATGACAGCAAGACCATGACTAAGGTTAAGCGTTGGGTGATTACAACCTTTGGTATCACACCTAGATTCTTTGAGGATACGGTGGATGAGTACAAGGTAGTCAAGGGTGCTGGAGGTACACGTAAGAAGGTTGGTAAGGTTAAGGTGTTGTTCGGTGGGTATTGGCTAGACTATACTGGTGACCTCGACCTTGATAGTAACAGAGGGGTGTACGTAGACCTCAGACGTGACAACCTACATGACACAGCGGTGTCTATGCGTAGTCTACCAGCAATCTCTGAAATCCTCACGGAATACGACCTCATACAAGAGGGTGGGAGTATCTATGGTTGTCCCGGCAGTCACAAGAACAAGCTAGCTGATCACCCTAATTACATACACCTTGATGATGCCATTCGTATGGTATTGGAGGGAGCTAAGAGTATGTTCAGTGTTGCAGAAAGGACACGCTTGAACTACTTAGTGTCACTAAATTCCTTTGTCAAGAGTAATAATGATATCTTTTCCCTTGACATTGACGTTGAAGGGAGCTACTATAATAGCTATAGAGACAGGGTAAAGACTTATGAAGATAACATAGTAACTACTACTCCTAATATAAAGATATACTACTTAGCTAAGAGACTTAGTCAGATACTAGGAGTAGAAGATAGAGAAGAGACTTATAAAGACTATGAAGATGTCATTCAATCTAAGTTCAATAAGAAGTATCCAATACTACGAGCAGTACATTCTCGTACTCGTTGGGCATACTACGATGATGAGAAGGCTAAAGCTTTGTTACTTACTGACCTACAAGACTACGTTCAATTTAAAACACACACGCTAGCTCGCTAGCAACACATACAGGAGTATGAACTATGAACTACCTAGGCCATATCGCTACCCCACAGTCTGTCTCCATCACCACTGATGAAGGAACTATATTGGTGCCTTGCTCACACGTATCCTTCTACGATGTCGTGGACCTACTTGGTTATGGTATGTACGAAGAGGCTGTTGAAGCAGCTGATGCCACTCGTCGTATCAATACGTTTGGTGAAGGGGCTGTACGTGTCATTGATGGTGTCATCTTCTACAATGGGCATGAATTACACAATGCAATGACTCGTCGTATCTTCCGCATGATTGGTGAGGGCTTTGACGTTAAGCCTATGCTCTCCTTCCTCACCAATCTTATGTCTAACCCTTCGCAACGTGCAGTTAGTGAACTCTATCGTTTCCTTGAGCATAACAGCTTGCCTATCACACCTGATGGATATCTGTTGGCATACAAGAACGTATCTGATAACTACAAGGATCGGCACTCACAGTCCTTCGATAACTCTATTGGTGCAGTGTGTGAGATGGAACGTAACCAAGTGATGGATGATCCTTCGATCACCTGTTCAACTGGGTTACACTTCTGCTCTATCGAGTATCTTCAAGGGTTTTGGGGTACTGAGGGGCACACGATGGTAGTGAAGATCAACCCTCGTGACGTGGTGAGTATTCCCCTGGACTACAACGATGCTAAGGGGCGTTGCTGCAGGTACGAAGTGATTGCTGAGCATACGGATGGTGTCAAGGACACGCTGTCTGATAGCGCAGTGTATACTAAGTAACCTATAACCTATAGAAAGAATGGATATTATCATGAGATGTAACATATGCAACCGTGTTCTTGAGTCATACGAAGTGGCGAGGGACATTGACGGACGATGGAAGCCCTGCCATGAGTGCTACACAATAGCCCATGATGCAGCGGTAGACGAGGGAGACGGGCATGAGCTACCAGAAGAGGCATGAAGGTAGCCAGTCTGTAAGCAGGCACGGATGTGATTGCGGATCATCCAATGGCAACATCCTATACACTGATGGTCACATGTTCTGCTACGTATGTAAGGCCTACACGCCGAAGAATAACTTGGACAAGGAGAGAGTTGTGCCAGAAGATCAAGAAGATAAGGTTACTAAGCTTGAAGCTAACATCTTAGACGACACCAAACAGGGGCCACTGAGTGACCGCAACATCCATAAGGATACGGTGAAGCACTACGATGTACGCCTCAAGCTACGCGATGGTAAGATCATACAACACTACTATCCGTACACTGACAAGGAAGGCGATATCATAGCCTACAAGTCTCGTGTTGTAGCTAGCAAGGACTTCCTAAGTCATGGGCCTATCCGTAAGTCAGGTCTATTCGGGCAGTCTAAGTTCTCTAGCAAGGGAAAGTACGTTACCTTGTGCGAGGGTGAGATAGACACCATGTCTGCCTTCCAATTGATGGGGTCTAAGTTCCCTGTTGTTGGTGTCAAGTCAAGTAGCAGTGCATACAAGGACTGCAAGCAGCAGTATGAGTGGCTCGATAGCTATGAGACTATCGTGATATGCTTCGACAACGATGAGCCTGGTCAGAAGGCAGCTAAGCAGGTAGCTACGTTGTTCCCTAAGAAGGCGAAGATAGCTAACCTATCCCTTAATGATGTGGGTGATTACCTTGAAGCTAACAAGCACGAGGAGTTTACTAACGCATGGTGGAGAGCTGAGCAGTACAAGCCTGACGATATCCTTGGTGGTGCTAGTGATATGTGGAAGATCATCAAGCAACCAAGGGCAGAGGCTGCGTTCATGTACCCTTGGGATAGGCTGAACAAGGTGACCTATGGTATGCGAAGGGGTGAGTTCACCATCATCACGGCAGGTAGTGGAACTGGTAAGACACAGGTACTGCGAGAGATTAGTCACCATGTCTTGAAGAACAGTGAAGCTAACATAGGTCTGATCTA